TGGTAAGTTAGAATATGATTGGCAGTTATGGATTGATTCTGATATAGTTTTCTCTACAGAGAAGTTCTATCAGTTAGTTTTAATGTCAGTTCCAGACGAAGCAGTTACAAAAGAACCAGTATATCAAAATGCTTCACTGCAGGATGGTAAAGATATTAAAAAAATATCAGGATTTAATTTAAATGTTGATAAGACAAAGACAAGACCAATTGTATCTGGTTGGTATTGTACTGAAGATGGTCGTACTACATCAGTTGCACACTGGTTAGATGAGGAAGATTTCTCAAATAATGGTGGAGTTATGAATCATGAAACACTCGACAGTATACAGAAACGCAACAAACCTTTTACTGTTGACTATGCAGGATTTGGTTGGTTACTGATAGAGAAGGGAGTCTTTGAGGACTTCGATGAAAACGGTAAGAAAAGAATGCCTTATCCTTGGTTTGCTCCAAAGATGCAGGTCTTTGAGTCTGGTAATGTACAGGATATGTGTGGCGAAGATGTCTCGTTCTGTCTCGATGCCAAAGAGGCTGGTTATGAAATCTGGTGCGATCCTCGAATTCGTGTCGGACATGAAAAAACTCGTATTATTTAAATTATGATTACTTTTCTATCACTACTTGTGATTGCATTCATCGTGGTGCTTTATATCATCTTTAAGTACGATCCGAATCTATGAAGATTACAAAGTATTCAATACTTAAAGATGGCAAGGAAATCTTCAGCGACATGACACAATCGGAGTGTTTTGATCGTATGGAGGACTTTGCGGTTGAATTTTACCTTACTGGTGAGAACAACCCTGACAATTTTACTATTCAAATGAAGGAGGAAGACAATGACTAATGGATCACACATTCAAGGTCGCCCGAAGAAGTCTCGACAAGGCAATGGAAAGCACTCAAAATACGCTTCCACCTCGCGTAACTCGGCTCGTAAGAGAAAAAGAGGGCAAGGCCGGTGAAGATGAATAAACAAACTAAACTAATGTATGCCTTAGAGCATATCGACCATTTATATGATCTAATTGAAGAGAACGAAGACGAGGAACAATTAAAGGAGCATTTAATTTATCTTGATTCGGAACTTACAAAACAGATGTCCAAAGAACTAAAACGCAAACTAAACCGATGAGCACACTAATTGCAAACCTACCATCTTATGAAGTATGGGTAAGAAAGGAATATTTAACCGATCATAAGAGTGGTCATGGTGAATTTGTGAAAGGAGTCTGGGTATCTGCCAAGTCAATTCCCGGAAGAGCATTTTATTTTGAGACGTATTTACCAGAATATGCTGCAATGTTCGATAAATTACCGATTTCTGCGTTTACAACCGACCCAGAGACCCCAACACCAGACATGACACTGCATAATTTACAGTTTTGGAACTGTATGGACTATGGTGTGGTTGCTGTTCAGAAGCAATTTATCGGTTCAATGCACTATGAAGTGATGACAAGGGATTTTGGAACTCAAACAGGCACATATATTTGTACTTTAGACAATTATCATGAAAGTGTTGACTCAATTGACTACTCAACAAGTGAACAACCAGCTGAACATAAGTCTCATAACCTCTTAGAACTGGATAATGGACAGTTTTGCCTCTATCCAAACAACAGAATGAGGATTTATGACAATAGTATCACTCCTGAGACACCTAAGACACCTGATTTTAAGGTTTCAACCGTGTATTATCAGGTAGAGAACGGTCATGATCGTGACGGATTGGGTTCAGAGGAGAATTATTTCTGGAAAACTGCAAAAGAACGTAAATCTGGCGATGTTGAGATCAATATTGAACCAGAATTAGGTGATATTAACTATGGAGAGATACAACCAGAACCCGGCCGAGAGGCATATCTGACAAAACTTGAATCTGATGCAAAAAAACGCAAAGCATATGTTAAAAAAAACTTTGATTTGATCAATTTAAGTGGTGGTTCTTGGGATATAGAGGTGCCAATTAGAAAAAAAGACGATAAATAATTTTTTTTGGGGTAAAAATGATCATTAAAGTAGATAAATCTGAAGAATTTAAGAAAACTGGTCGCAAATTAATCAGTGAGTATGATGGACATGAATATTATGATGAAAAAGAGGAAGAAAAACCTCAATTTTTAAATGAAAATTAAAAAATTACATGAAAAACGTGAAAAATGCTCATATGGGCACTCATTTATTAGTCGAAGTGTACAATGTACCTTTTGAAAAGTTAAATAATGCGAAAGAACTCGCAAATAGGATGGTCAGTGCGGTTAAAACTGAAAAATACTCACTTTTAAACTGTTTTGTTCATGAATTTCAACCTCAAGGGGTCACTGTTAATGTAACACTTGCTGAAAGTCACTTCTCCTTGCATACATGGCCTGAAAAACAGTGTGTTGCATTCGATATTTTTACTTGTGGTAACAAAAATCCCCGTTCATTGGCATGGTGGATGCTTAATTACTTAGATTCTGATGATTATGAAATGAGAGACTTCGCAAGATAGGTATAAATAATAAAAAAAGTCTTATAAATGGCGGTAAAACGTATATCAAGGTCGTTTAAAGACATTAATTTGTCTTTTTCACCCCATCCAGTAACAAAAGATCTTACTGTTTTGCGTAATGATAACGCAATTAAAAGATCTGTGAGAAATATTGTGCAAACCATACCGACTGAAAGATTTTTTAATTCTATTTTAGGATCAGATGTACGTGATTTACTTTTTGATAATTTTATAGATTTTGGTACAGCATCAGCTATTGAAGACCAAATTAAAATATCGATTGAAAATTTTGAACCTAGAGTAGATAATTTAGAAGTGAATGTTGAACCTCGACCTGATCAAAATGAATTTGAGGTGAATGTTATATTTGATATTATTGGTCAAGAGTTTCCAACACAAGACTTTACATTCATATTACAAGCAACAAGATAATGCCATTTACAAAATTCACCAATTTAGACTTTGATCAGATAAGAGAACAGATAAAAGGTTATCTGAGAGCAAATTCTAACTTTACAGACTTTGATTTTGAAGGGTCTAACTTCTCTGTGTTAATTGATACCCTTGCATACAATACCTATATTTCTGCGTTTAACTCAAATCTTGTAGTAAATGAGTCATTCCTTGACTCTGCAACATTAAGAGAGAATGTAGTATCACTTGCAAGAAATATAGGATATGTACCACGCTCTAAAACGGCAGCCAGAGCATCAATTAAGTTTCAGGTTGCAACCACTACCAGTAGTCCTACATTAACCTTACAACCCGGTATAGTGTGTGTAGGAACAGAGGATGATACTGATTTTGTATTCTCCATATCTGAAAGTATCACCACAACTGTTAATAATGGTTTTGCTCAATTCGGGACTGTTGAAGATCCAATTAAAGTCTTGGAGGGTACATATCTTAGGACTTCATTTGTTGTAGATGGATCATTAGAGCAAAGATACATACTTGATAATTCATCAATCGATACATCATCAATTGTTGTTTATGTTAAGCATGCAGATGAAGATGGATTAGGAAAACAATATAAATTAGTTGATAATATTGTAAATGTTACATCAATATCAGAAACTTATCTTATACAAGAGATACAAGATGAAAAATATGAGATCTTATTTGGAGATGGTGTATTTGGAAGAAAATTACAAAATGGAGAGGTAATAACAGTTCAATATATTATTACTTCAGGTGAAGATGGTAATGGGCCAGAAGTATTTACATTTGCTGGTAGTTTTGCCGATAAAGATGAAATAACTAAAAAACAGTCTGAGGTAAATGTTGTTGTCCCTACATCCACACCAATCGTGGATACTATTCAACGTGCCTCTAATGGAGGAAATATAGAATCCCTTGATTCAGTCAAATACTTTGCTCCAAGACTCTATTCAGCACAATACAGAGCAGTTACAGCAAGAGATTATGAATCAATCATACAAACTGTATATCCTAATACAGAAAGTGTATCAGTCGTGGGTGGTGAAGAGTTAGATCCACCACAATTTGGTACGGTTTTTATCACAATAAAACCTAAGAACGGTGATTTTGTATCTGATTTTGATAAAACACAAATTTTACAAAAATTAAAAAATTATTCATTAACGGGAATCAACCAGAAAATTGTAGATCTACAAGTTTTATTTGTTGAGGTAGAATCGTTTATATATTATAATTCGACATCTGTTGAAAATGTAAATGATTTAAGGACGAAGATAACGGGAGCATTAACAACTTACTCAAAATCAGGTGATGTAAATAGGTTCGGTGGAAGATTCAAATATAGTAAAGTATTAAATGTGATTGATAACATAGACAGATCAATAACATCTAATATTACAAGAATAAAAATACGAAGAAATTTAAATGCTTTGATTAATAAATTTGCTCAATATGAGTTATGTTTTGGTAATCAGTTTAATGTAAAGCCTGGTGGATTAAATATTAAAAGCACAGGATTTAAAATTCAAGGTACGAAAGATACTGTGTATATAACTGATACACCTAACGAAGATCAATTAACTGGAGTGATTTCAGTGGTCAGAAAAGATTTAGTAACAGGAACAAATGTTATTGTGGTTAAGTCTGCTGGAACGGTTGATTACGTTCATGGAGAGGTAAATCTAACTACAATTAATATAACTGAGACTGAAAGACCAAATAATATTGTTGAAGTGCAAGCATTTCCAGAATCAAATGATGTCGTAGGTTTACAGGATTTATATTTAGATTTTAACATCCCCAGTAGTTCCATAAATATGGTGAAAGACACTATTACATCTGGTGAACAAATTTCTGGTGTTGGTTATAAAGTAACATCATCCTACTCTAACGGAGAACTAAACAGGTCATAAAATGATAGGAACTGGAATCGAAAAACGTATACAAGTCCAACAAGTTATAGAAAGTCAACTTCCTGAGTTTATACTCTCAGAAAGTCCAAAAACAGTTGATTTTCTAAAACAATATTATATCTCACAGGAACATCGTGGGGGTGTGGTAGATTTAAGTGATAATTTAGATCAATATATTAAATTAGATAATTTAACACCGGAAGTAATAGTTGGTGTAACAACTTTAACATCGGGATTGTCAACTACTACAGATACAATTACAGTATCATCTACTAAAGGATTCCCTGACGAGTATGGTCTCTTAAAAATAGATGATGAAGTAATTACATATACTGGCATTACGACGAATAGTTTTACAGGATGTGTTAGAGGTTTTAGTGGTATTACATCATATAGAGATCCAAATAATCCCGGTGAGTTGATATTTTCAAACACAACGGCTGCTGATCATGTTACAAATACACCTGTTAATAATCTAAGTGTTCTTTTTTTACAGGAATTTTATAAAAAAGTAAAATCAACATTTACTCCGGGTCTTGAGGATACTAAATTCATACCTAATTTAGATGTAAGTAATTTTATAAAAGAGTCTAAATCATTATATCAATCTAAAGGAACTGAGGAGTCATTCCGTATTTTATTTAATATTTTATATGGGATCACACCAAAAGTAATAGACACTGAGGAGTTTTTAATAAAACCATCTGGTGCAGAGTATGTTCGTAGGGAAATCATCTTAACTGAGGTTCTTAGTGGTGATCCTAATAAATTAGTAGGACAAACAATCACTAAATCGAATGATCCACAAACAAATGCATCTGTATCTGAAGTAGAAATTGTAACAAGGGATAGAAAAACTTACTATAAAATAAGTTTATTTGTTGGATACAATGATAGAAGTGGCATTAATGGAGTCTTTACCATACCCGGAAAATCTAAAGCTATTGATAACGTATCAGCTGGATCATCTGTAATAACAGTAGACTCAACTGTAGGGTTTGGTACGACTGGCACAGTTATATCAGGTATAAACACAATTTCATATGGTGATAAGACTATAAATCAATTTTTAAATTGTACTGGAATTACATCAACCATAACCACCACGGATGATGTTAGAGCTGACGAATTTGTATTTGGATATGAAAATGGAGACTTAAACAAAAAAGTTGAATTGAGAATTACTGGAGTATTATCTACTTTTAAATTATTACCATCAACAGGATCTAGTGTTACTACAGAGGGTGAAAGAATTACAGTCAAAAACTTAGGTGAAGTGATTGAAAATCCAGTAATTAATAAGACACCAAAGGAAGTATTTTTTAATTCTTGGATTTATAACACATCTAGTTCATTTAACATTAATAAAGTAGGTCTCTCAACTAGTGTTGTATTCATAAATTCAGATGTAGACAAATCTAACTTAAAAATTGATGATA